ATCAATTATGACCTCTATCTACTGGGTCAATTGATGGCTTCACCAGCCAGAATTGAGTTAGTCCAACAACTAACTGAAGAAAAGTTAACATTACAGAAACAATCCAAACTGGAGGCAGCGTGATGTTATTGTATCACACATTGCCATTGGAATTCTACAAACACCAAATGCGTGACACGGGTTTCCACTGTTATTATGACATAAAATACAAACAGGACAAGCCACTTGGCATTTGGTGTTGTGATAATCCGTTGAGTAGTTTACGGGCTTGTCAATCACAAGATCGACAGTTGGTTATATTGGAGATCCGTGTTGACGGACTACAAGTAGAGAATCACGGTGACTTCTTAAACAAACGCAACGGTGATTATTATATAATCAGAGAGCGTGTGATACCCGTTAATTGTATAGTAGAGTTAGAGGAGACAGTGTAATGCCTAAATTCTTTTATCACGGCACTACTAAAGAAAACTATGAATCTATCCAACGTGATGGATACATTCAGCCTGGTAGTGGTAATACTTACAATAATGTTGTATTTTTAGCAGGTAATGATATAGATGCTAGAATTATTACATTTCTCAAACACGCAAAGCATCAAGGCGAAGAGATTGTAGTTTACAAGATCCCTAAATATGTGCTTAAAAAACAATTCTTGAGCAGTGGTGATAAACATACTGCTTTTACAAATAACAAAACTTGGAAATACAGCAAGCCTATACCAATTGACAAAACTTGGGTAGCAAGTATACCAACAAACATTAACTTACCAGAGGGCGTTACTATTATGCGTGATGGATCAGCAACAGGATTCAGTGTTACACCAGAAGCGGCCCGTCAACTTGGTATAGAATAGAATTCACACTCCTGTGAATAGGCAGGGCTACAGCGCCATATGGGAGTCCATAAAAGTGTAAGAGTTTACACACTGTAGCGGTAATGATATCGAGCACTCGCCCTCACTCATATTCTCCTTTGAGTGGGGGCTTTTTTATAAATAATACTGTTACTTTATGGTAACCTCGCACTCGGGGATCAGGTGACTGATCCCCATTCTTCTGGCATAAATACATTATATTGGTATTGCTCACCAAGGACACTATGTCTATGACCGACGGTCAGTAAAAACAACACTCAATTGAGGATATAAAATGTTACAAATAGAAGATTTACGCAAAGTCCACAATGGCTATGCTGAATATCTGTTTCGCTGGGACTACTATATGAGATCCTATATGGGAGCAGAAGAATATAGAGATGGTGCCTATTTAAGAAAGTATATTGCTGAAGACCAAGCACCTGGCAACCAATACAAACAAAGACTATTGGATACAGCATTACAAAATCACGTTAAACAAACAGTAGACGCTTATAGAAGTTTTATCTTCCGTAATGAGCCAACTCGTAGTTTAGGTAAACTTGTTGACGATCCGTTTGTTATGGAATTCAAAGAAAACGCAGATTTAGATGGCACAGAATTAGACCATTTTATGCGTGAAGTTATGGATATGGTAATTATATATGGTGGATCATGGGTAGGCGTTGATCGCCCATCATATCAAGTTGATACACTAGCCCAGGAAATAGACATGGGCATTCGTGCGTTTACTACATTATACAATCCAACCAATGTGCGTAATTGGCGTTATGAGCGTATGATTAACGGCAAACGCAAACTCACTTACATCTGCGTAGTTGACGAATCATATGCTGATTATGATGTCCTACGTTGCTGGTATCCTGACCGTGTTGAAGTATACACAGTGAGCAAAAAAGATTATGCCAGCACCAGTAATGGATTAACCTATGGTGACACTACTGCTAACAATGACAACATCATTAGTGAGTATGGTGAGATACTTAACTATGAAGAATTTGCTAACCCACTAGGTTGGGTGCCATTTATTCATGTCCAATCAGACAAAAGTTTTCACAAAGGTATCGGCACAAGCCCAATTGGCGATGTATGTGATATCCAACGTGAGATCTACAACTTAACTAGTGAATTGTATCAGAGTATCCGCTTGTCAAGCCACCCAAGTATTGTTGCTGAGCCCAGCACAGAAGTAAATGGTGGAGCAGGTGCGATTATCACTGTAACTGAAAATACCAACATTCAGCCTTATTTGTTACAACCAACAGGTGCTAGTGTTGAAAGTATTCTAAATGCTATTCAGCAGAAAGTAGATGCTATCAATGAAATGACTCACCTAAGTGCTATCAAAGCAGTGCGTAATACACCACAAAGCGGAGTTAGTCTACAGGTAGAGAGAGAAATGTTAAATGCTAAACTCAGCGATTATAGTATGATGATCGAAGACGCAGAAAAGAAGATCTGGAAAATGTTTTTTGCTTGGCAAGACATCCAACCAGACGACGACTTCCATGTGGAATATGAGGACAGTTTCGACCTACGTGATAAACACGCTGATTTAGAATTATACAAGAAGGCACTTGAATTAGTGCCACACAACAGTTTCCAACATTACATCCACGATGAGATTGCCCGCTTGCTCATTACTGAGGAAGAGGATTTACAACCAATCCTGGATGAAATCAAGGAAGACCACGCCTCAATGGGCGTAACAGTGCCCGGGGAAGGCACTGTATAAATAACATACAGTTAAACCGGTTTAAGATAAACCCCCAAAGTTTAACTAACCTTCGAGGGAGACGTTTAAGATGGACGATAATACAAACATCGATAATACTGTGACAGAGGCTACTGGTGCCGCTGTGGAAACAGGTAACTTAACAGACCAGGAAACAAAAACATTTACTCAGGAAGATGTTGACAGAATTATTGCTAACCGCCTAAAGCAGGTAGAGCGTAAATTTGAAGGCATTGATATTGAGGAATATCAGACTCTGAAATCACAGCAAGAGCAAGCACGAGAAGCAGAGATGATGAAAAAGAATCAGTTTGAGGAATTACTACAAAAGCAAAAGAGTGAAGCGGATAGCCGTATTACTCAACTTCAAAATGAATTACAGCGTGTCCAGATTGATGGCGCTTTATTGAATGCGGCAAGCAAGCATAAAGCAGTTAATCCGGAGCATGTGGCTCAGTTAATGAAGTCTGCTGTGCGTTTAAATGAAAGCGGACAAGTTGAAGTAATTGATTCAGACGGAAATGTTAGATATGACACCAACAATGCTCTACCAGTTAGTGTAGATCAAGCAGTGGAAGAGTTTCTAACGCAAAACGCATATTTCAGGACTGCTAACCCAAGTGGAAGTGGCAGTAGTGGAAATGTAAAACACACAACTTCAAGAGAAGTTAAGTTATCTGACCTTGATATGAGCAACCCTGAGCATAGAAAAATCTTTAAAGAGAAATATGCGGTTGGGAATACAAGGAATTTTAAAACAGTATAAAGAAGGATTTAAATCATGGCAAATGAATTAGATGCGGGCCAAGGCGGCGGTAACTCAGAAGGTCAACTTTTTGAAAACGTCACACAGAGTGCCCAATTTACTTTTAACGAAAACGCCCTACTTCGTAACCTGGTAACAGTTTACAACATGGTAGGCACACCAGGTCTTACAGCATCAGTGCCTGTATGGCCACGTGTAACAGGTCTAACAGCAATTACTGCTGGTGCTGACCTTTCTAACACAGATGTTGCTGCTACAGCAGTAGACATCACAGCCGCTGAATACGGCTCAATGGCAACTATCCAGGACATCGTAGTTGAGTCCTCACCACTAGCAGTGGCACAAGACGTAGGTCGTGTGCTTGGTGATGCCGTTGCTCAAGCAATGGACGAAGTTGTTGTAGACCTATTCACAAGTGCTTCTACAGACGTAGGTCCAGGCGCAGGCGCAGAAATGACAATCGACCACATCCTTAAGGCTGCGGCTACACTTCGTAACAACAGTGTGCCAATGACAGGTTTGGTTGCTGTTGTCCACCCACTTGCTGCTTACAACCTTAAGAAGACTATCCTAAACTCAGGTGGTCAATTCAGTGCTAACGATTTAGCAAACGCTGCTGCTCGTAGTTACTATTTGGGCACAGTGGCTGGTATCGACATTTACGAATCTGCTTCAATCGACACAGATTCTGGTAATGACGCAATCAGTGCTGTATTCCATCCTGCGGCGATTGGTATGACATTGAAGCGTGATCTTCGTATTGCTCTTCAGCGTGATGAATCAATCCGTGGTTTCGAAGTTGTTGCTAGTGCCGCTTTCGGTGCTGGTATTCTTGACCAAAACAAGATCGTCAAAATTACTTCTGACGCGGCTCTTTAATATAGGGGGACAGGGATATGGCATACGCAACTAATAGTGACCTAACGCAATATGTTAGCACCATCATGAATCATGGGGTAACTGACTGGACAACACAGTTAGCAGAAGCAGAAAACGATGTAAATCGTTGGTTGGAAGTTAACTGGTATAACAAAACCTTTACACAGGGTTTTGACCAAATTGGCCGTGCCGTAGGTAGCGAAATGGATGCGACGCTGTTGACTGATACACAATGGACTCGTGCCACAGTGTATCGTGCTTTATATGCCCATATCCTCCCAACTTTGAGTCCTTTTGCTGTGGGTGGTGACACTTTCAGAGAGATGATTGACTTTTACAGGGAAAGATTCCACGAGGAGATGGACCTGGAAATTGGCAAAGGTGTTGAGTATGATCTCAACAACGATGGCACAATCAGTCGCACTGAAAAGCATAAGCACAGACAGGATAGGATTTACAGATGAGCAAGCGAGAAGATATTGCGGCACATATTGTTACCCAATTGGGGACAGTAGGCAGTATCAAGACTGTTACTAGGGAGCCCAAGGACTTAGGACAACTAGCCGCTACTAGTTTTCCACATGTATTGGTTGAATCAGCCAATGAAGTCCGCGAAGACGCTAGTTTCAGTGGAGAAGTCAGACGCGAAGCAACACTGGATTTTCTACTAAACATTGTCGTTTACGGCAATGACAGAGATACTAACAGAAATGCTATTATCGAAGCAGTAGAAGAAAAATTAGCACTAGATCCCAGTATGGGTGGCAATGCTTTTAACAGTGGAGTTTCAGAGGTGATTATCCGAGAAATTGCTGAAACTGCTCCATATGGTCAAGCGGCAATCGTATATACGGTAAAGTATTACTACGACCGTGGTAATGCTTAAAAACGCAAGAGCGTTTTATTTGTTATAACAAAGGAATAAACAAATGGCAGAAACAAAAGGTGTAGAGGGCGTTGTTAAAGTCGCTCCAACTGGTGGCACAACTGTGGCACTACTTAATGTCACTTCGTTTAGTCTAGAAGAAACCACAGAGACTATTGATGTAACTAGCATGGGAGATACTTCACGTGCTATTCTATCAACTTTCAGAGGTTTCTCTGGCACAGTTGACGGCTATTGGGAGGCTAATGACACTAACTTGGGTCATGATGCTGATACAACTAGTAGCCCAGGCGACGTAGTAGGCACAACTCCAGACGTTAAGGCTGGTGATACAATTGACTTTGAGTTATACCCAGCAGGGACTGGCTCAAGTTACTACAGCGGCAGTGCTATCGTTACAAGCATTTCAAGAAGTGCTAGTTTTGACGGCGCAGTTGAATATTCCATTGCCTTTGAAGGCACTGGCGATATGACATACGCGGCTTAATGAGTGAATAGTCGATGGTGCGCTCAAGTAATCCAAGAGTAATCTTAAAAGATCTCGACAGAAGCATTGAGCGTGCCGTTGACACTCTTTTAACGGACATAAATACAAATGCGAAACAGGCAACCCCCATCCGCACTGGAAGAGCCGCCAGAGGGTGGCGAAAAGTGGGGAGTTATAACTTAGGGAGAGACCAGACGGTGATTGAAAACAAAGTCCCATATATTGGTTTATTAGATAGAGGTTATAGTAGGCAAGCGCCGAGAGGCATACTTGAGCCTGTAATTTCGCGATTAGCAATGAGGCGGACAAGATTATGAGTAAATTAATTGACAAAGCAACAGCGCACTTCGAAGAAGTGTTAGCACAGGGCCTTAAAGGTCCAATCAGTGTCCCAGAGTGGGATACAGACGTATATTTTAAACCAAGCACTACACTTGCTGAAGAAACAAAAGTAATTGAGTTGACACAGCAGGGTAAAACAACAGAGGCATTAGTTGTTACACTTATTATGCGAGCCAGAGACAAAGATGGCAACCAATTATTTGATATGAGTGATAAACTAAAACTTATGAGAGCAGTTGATCCACAGGTAATTCTAAGAGTTGTAACTTCATTTAATGAAGCGACTCAGGAGTTGGAAGACAGCCTGGGAAACTAAAAAACATGCCCGATGTGCTATTCCTTTTTAGGTTAGCAACAGAATTGGGCAAGACTGTTGAAGAAGTTATGTCAATGAGTAGCGTAGAAGTGCGTGGTTGGGCAGAATATTTTGCTTACTTAAATGAGCAAAATAAGCGAGCCAACAAACAACCTAGGAGACGCTAGTATGGCATCGACATATGAATTAATTGTTAAAGCAGTAGACCAATCTAGTGGTCCACTGAGAAAAATAGAAAAGAGCGTCGAAGGCTTAAACAAGCAAGCACAAGGTGTAAACAAAACACTTAAACTTGCTGGTGCGGCCTTCGCCGGCTTCCTTACGGGTGGTGTTGTAAGAAACATTGTCCAAACCACAGCAAAATTTGAGGATTTCAGAGACACACTTGACACTGTTACAGGCAGTGCTAAAGATGGTGGTGAAGCATTTAAGTTTATCCAAAAGTTTGCTACACAAACACAGTTTGGTGTCGAAGACCTAACACAGACCTTTATTAAACTAAAAGGTGCTGGTATTGAGCCAACACAAAAACTACTCACAAGTTTTACTGATGTTGCTGCTGTTACTACTGATCAAATAGGCACACTTAATGCCGTTACTGATTTGTTTAGTCGCACAACCAGTGGTGGACTTGGACTTGAAGAATTAAACAGACTTGCTGACAGAGGTGTCCCAGTATTCAAGATGCTGGAAGACCAATTGGGTATTACACGAAACGAAGTTAGTGAGTATGGTAAAACTGCTGAAGGTGCTAAAAGCATTACTGAAGCATTATTGCGTGGTATTAATCAAAACTTTGGTGGCGCTACACAAAAGAAGATGGACAACTTGTCCACAGCAATGTCAAACTTTGGTATTGCTGTTACTAATGCGGCCGCTAGATTAGGTGATAAATTTAGACCACAACTTACAGGCGCAATCGCAGACGCAACTAAGTTTATTGAAGCAAATGACGAATTAATTGAAGCACTGGGTGATGGACTTGGGCAAGCAATTACCAGCAGTGTGGGTGCTATTAAACTTATTGCTCAAAACATTGAATTAGTAAGCACAGCCGCACAAGCAGTATTGGCTGTTAAATTATTCCAGTATTTTGGTAACGTAACAAAACAACTGGGTAGATTCCTAGTTTCACTGTCAGCAACTACAGTAGCATTGGGCAAGAATAATGTCCAACTAAGTGTAGCACAAACTCGTATGTTAGCGTTTGGCACAGCAGTTAATAAAACTGGTAAAAGCCTAGTGACATTTGGTGCTATATTGGCAAGTCCATTCAAATCACTATTTGGATTGTTAAGCGGTCTAGCAACCCGCCTGGGATTGGTTACAGCCGCAGGAATTGCTCTTGCTAAAGTAGGCCCACTATTGTTAAATCCTTGGGTAGCGGCTATTGCGGCAATTGGTGCTACAGTATACGGCTTGTTTAAGTATTTTGAAGACACAGCCATTCAGATTGCTGATGTTAACACTAATGTTGGTGAAGTTGTTGGCGCATTATGGTGGAAGACAACAGAATACATTAAAGGTATATGGACAGATGTAGTCAATTACTTTGGTGAAAAGACTACACAAATTGGCAACTATTTAAGTGAAGTATGGACCCTAATCAAAGAAAACTTTAAAACAGCAATGGCACCAATTAGTAGTATTTGGGCAGTTATATTAAGCACAGTAACAGACTATGCTAAAACACTTGCTAACAAAGTTATTGGCTCATTTGTATTCATATATGGTGCTGTTAAAGACACAATATTTGGTATTCCAGACTTATTCCTAGCATCATTTAACGCTGTTAAAGCAACCGTGTTGGAATTTGCGGCAGGTATTGCTGGCACATTCAGTAATATTGGATCAGCAATTAAACAAGCATTAAGTGGTGATTTTGAAGGAGCAATGGCAACGGCTACGCAGAATGCCTTTAGCAATATGGGTGGTGTTATTGACGCAGAATTAAAGAAAGTTGCTGATGCCGCTCCTGATTATGGTAAGATTGCTGGTGACGCATTTGGCACAGACTATGTTGCGGCGGCTGGTGACCGACTAAATGGCTTATATATAAATGTTACTGGGTTTGCTCAAGATGCGGCAACTAAGACTATTGAGGCCTGGAATGGTGTTAAAGCAGGTGTTAGCGAAACTATTAAAGGTATTGGCACCAGTATTGCTACCACAGTTAAAGAATACAGACAACACAATTACGAGGTTAACGCGGCGGCAGGATTATATGATCTATATGATGATGCGGCACTTAGAGCGGCTCGTGGACTAGGACAGTTTAATGAAGAGATTAAGAAAACCACAGAGTCACAGGATCCACTAACCAAGGTAACTAAAACATACGCAGACTTCCTCAAAGAGTTGAGAGCAACTATTGATGAGAATGTCCAAACAGCACAGTGGCAGAATCAAGCATATAAAGAATTAACAGCAGAATACAATGCTGGTAAACTAAGTCTTACACAATACAGAGAAGCAATGAGTTTGCTTAACAAAGAATTCCAGGATCCAAGCATTGACTTGTATCAACAATACCTTAAAAATGTTGTTGACAGTGCCAGTGCTAGTGCTAGAGAGATTGGCTTTGCGGCAATGGCAAAACAGGATCTTAAAAAGCAATTAGATGAAGGTAAGATTAGCCTAGATGTATATGCTGAAGCAATGAAGTCACTTACAGGCACAACTACAAAAGAGAAGACAGAAACTGAAAAAATTATTGACAGTATCAAAGAGAAAAACAAGCAAATTGACAACCTAACTAAAAATTTGAAAAAGGTAAGTGAATTAGCAAAACAAAGTGGCATTGATGAAACAGTGTTACAGGAAGCATTACAAAAACGCTTGGATACACTTAATGAAGTTGGTGAGAAGAGCAAGAGTATTGCTGAAACAATTAATGAATCATTTAAGAAAGCGGCAGATGGACTTAGCCGTAGTTTAGCACAAGGACTAGCAAAAGGTAAACTTAGCCTTAACAGTTTCAAAGACTTCTTTAATCAGATACTGGAAGATATTCTACAAGCAATTATCCAAAAGAATCTAACTGATCCACTAGTTGCTGGCTTAACAGGTGGCAGTGCTGGTGGTGGACTAGGTGGAATACTAGGCAGTCTCTTTGGCACACCAACTGTAGGTGCTCCAATGGGCGGACTAGACTTTGGTGGTTTCTTTAGTGGTATTGGTAGTTTCCTTGGATTTGCTAATGGCGGTGTCCCTCCAGTAGGCAGAGCAAGTATTGTTGGTGAAAAAGGACCAGAGTTATTTGTGCCTAACACATCAGGAAGAGTCATACCAAATGATGATATAAATATGGGTAACGGTGGCACAACAAATATTACGTTTGAAATAAATGCTGTGGACACTCAAACAGGCGTTGAATTCTTATTAAAGAATAAGCCACAAATTATTGGCATGGTATCACAGGCACAAAACCAGCGTGGTCGCCAGGGCATAACTAGTTAAGGAGACACAAGATGGCTACATTAAAAGACAAATGGAATTACCCAAACAACTCAGGTAGCGGTTACGTTACAGATACAGATGATTGGAGCGGCGATGCTTCATATGGTATTGATTATAGACTACAAGAAATGTTGGATGGTAATTATAAACCCTGGCCTAATCTAGACCCTGTTGCTGATCTAAGCACAAACGTAGATACATTCAGCGAGTTAGTAGCCAAATACAAAAATTATTTAGACAGCGCATTGGGCAGTGAGCATTTTAGTTTTTATAAAATCTTTAGAAGCCCTATTGTTGTTGCTACAAAGAAACTTATTGACAGTGAAACAATCACATCAGCCAATGTTGACACAACCAGCGCCTTAATAACAGTAAGTGGCGCACACGAATTTGAAGATGGTATGCTAGTTACTATTTCAGGAATGAATGGTAGTTGGGCAGATATTGATGATGCTGATTATTATGCCAGTGATGTAAGTAACGCAAGTAATGGCACTCTTAAATTGAGAGTTGGCAGTGCGAGTGGTCCTTATGTAAGATTTTACGACCTAGCAGATGCTACAATCACAGCGGCTGACGTGGATTCTACAGCAGCAACAATTACAACTAGTGCGCCACATCTATTGTCAAATGGTATGGTAGCAAATATTAGTGGAATGAATGGTAGTTGGGCAGATATTGATGACACTGATTATTATGTGAGCGATGTAACCAGCACAACATTCAAATTAAGAGTGGGTAGTGTTAGTGGTCCATATGTTAGATTTTATGATTTAAACGATCAAGTTATTAGCAGTGCTACAGCAGTCCACGAAACAACATCAAATTTAACCTCCCTATCAGCACATGGATTTAGTGACGGTGACGATGTTATACTAAGTGGTTTTGATAATAGTTGGGCAGGATTAAATGGCGAAACTCTTTATGTTAAGTCAACTGGATCTAATACATTACAACTAGCAACAGATGCTGGATTAACAAACCTCATTGAGTTTTATAACAAAGCAGACGGTAGACTGACCGACACTGCTCCTAAAAAGTATTCAAGCGATTCCCTATTAACATTCACAACAAACGTAGGTGATGTTAGCACAGTAACTGATGGTGATGAAATTACATTTAGTGATTTAAACGACGCAAGTGGGACTTGGTATTCTCAACTAAACGGACAAACTTTATATATTGGTAATTCAACTGGATCAACATTTAGAGTATACACTGATGCTGGTCTAACAAACGAAGTAGCACCTTACCACCTTGCTTCGTCAACAGGATCTACTGCTACAGTAGATGGTGATGTGGAAATCACAGTGCCAACTGCTCCAAGTGGATATAATGACGATTATCAAAACGGAATGCCAATTACAGTAAGTGGATTTGATGGCACATTTGGCGCTGAATGGAATAATACAAACCTTTATGTCCAAAATGTGTCAGGTAATACATTTAATGTTAGCACGGACAGCGGTGGTAGTAATCTTGTATTCTATACTCCTAATGAAACTGATGTAGATTTAGATACTGTAGAATTAAAAAGTGACTACAGTATTAGTATAAAAATACCCACAAGAGCCACAAAGATTCCTGATGGCTCTCCAATGTCTATTGAGCAAAACTCAACATCATCTCCTGGTATATACACTGATGGCTCTACATCAGAGATATCAATACCGCTGACTACTGATCCAATTCAAAGTCGTTGGGTATCTTCAACAAGACTAGCACTTTTATATCAAGATGAATTAAAGTTTTACGATTATACAAAATCAACACATACACTTACACTTGATTCTGGTGCTACTTTAACAATCACAGACGCGAATCATTTTACTCATAATCCTAGTTGGTCTACTATTGTTTGTTATGAAATATCAAATACATCTCCAACTATTGCTGACAGAATGTATATTATAACAGATAGTGGATCTGGATATTCCACTGACACTGTTGATTTAACAACTGATATTGCTACTTTTAAAGGATTTAGAGATACAAACACTGTGAGTATTAGTGATGATGGTTTAACACTTGCTATTGGTGACCTTCAAAACGGTGAATCCACTTACGGGGGCCAATCAGTAGGAAAAATTTACATATTTGAAAGAGCAAGTTTATCTGATAATTTTGATTTTGCCAATCCTGATTTTACAGATACTGGTGATTCTACTAATAATAAACTTGGGACAGATGTTATTTTAAGTGGTGATGGTAATGTGTTACTCGCTGGTAGACAAGAGCACGTTAATGCTAATCTGTATTCAGATAAAATTTATCTTAAATCTTCTGGCACATGGGCTGAAGATACAACGAATACTATTCCACAATACAATGGTTATAATGTATGGATAGGCTTAGGGTCATATTTAAATTCCACTGGCACATTATTGGTTGCTTATTCCGATTTAACAGGTAACAGAGAAACATTAGTATATACAAGATCAGCAAACAATACTGCTTGGTCATTAAGTCAATCATTTACTGAAAAATGGTCACCAACACTTGACGGTAATTATTTGGTTGCGGAGAATAATGCCACTATTGGCACTGGACCAATGAAAAAATTATCTGGATCAACATATAGTAATGTCATAACAGTGTTTAATAATTTAAATTCAGGCACACTAACACACTTTGCTTTACCTAGTGGTGGTGACAATAGGACAAATATTCTTGTTGAAGAATCCCATACAGGAAAATATTATTATAAAGGTATTTTCGCTTTGAATACGACCGGTCGACTCAGGGTTGTTGATTTCACTCAAGCAGATACACAAATACATGCTTACTTATATTCTGCCAATAGTAATGCCTATTATTTAGAATATACTGCTACTGCTGGTGGTAAAGATGAATATACTCTTTATTTAAATTCAGGACTTACACTTAAACCAAATTGGACAGCATTCAATGGTTTCACTGCTGGCGATTATACAATGGATGGTTTATATTATGAAATGGAAATTGCTCCAGATTATACTGATTCAACAACAGGTAATGTCCAAGAAATCGATAATACACCAAGCAATTTTGCGGCAAGTAATGTATTCACACAATTTACATTTGGATCCGGTTATAACACATTCACTGAAACCTACACAGCACCTTCTAGTAATGTAATTGTTTTAAGCAGTTTAACCGCGGCAACGACAGGCACAATAACAGAAGTTAAGACAGCAGATGACGCAGGACAACAGGTTGTTGTTACACCAGTAGCGGCAACTACAGGGTCTATGCTTGAAGTTAAGACAGCAGAAGACGCTGGTCAAATAGTTGTAACTACCGCAACCGCGGCAACTACAGGTAGTATTGCCCCAGCAACAAACGAGCCCTACAAATATGAGATTGACACTGTAAGCATTAAGATGCCAGGTTGGATAGCATATAGTTACAAAGATGTCAGCAATGTTACACAATATGCGGCACAAGTTAAGACATCTAGATATTGGGCTGTAAATGCTTCAAGTGCTAGTTACTATAGCACAACAGGAGAGACAGCCGCACAGTTTACAGTGGGCGTAGATGCTAGTGGTTACTTAAACAGCATTAGTTTAACAGAAGAAGTTGACGCTGAAGGTCGTTATGCTGATAGTGGTGATATAATTATTGAAATAGAAAGCCCAGCAAACTTGTATGTCGCCCCAACACCTTATGCTGAAGATGTTTGGGATACTGATGATGAGTGGGACAGTGATGCCTATAGTGCTAATAAACTATGGCCTACACATATTGCTCCAAGCGGTGTAAAAATCACAAATCAACAGCCAAGTAGTATTACAGTATCACAAAGCGGTAAAAAGTATGTTAGATCAAGCGGTATACTCAGACAACAACTTGAAGTTACATACCCACCAATGACGTATGATGACTTCCGAGAGTTTGAAGCCGTTACAGAAGCGGCAAGAGGACAAGCAACACCGTTTTATTTTAGAGTTAGAAATTTGGATACTCCAGGTAGAAGTATATTACTAGCAAGGACTGACGTTGACGCCGATGGCGGATTAAACGGTCCATATAGTGTTAGATTGCGTGAGGCAGCGGCAGTTGGTGATAAGACATTATTATTTGAAGGGTTTCCAGCAAACCAGAGTAATGTGTTTATAAGAGGTGAAAGTGTAATTTGGGGATTTGCCAAATATGGAAATGGTGATATTGTCCAGATAATGAATGACAATGTTGACAGTAACGGTTACGGTGAAGCAAAGATCCGTATCCCATATGGTATGAGAGGTAGTGCGGTGGCTGGCACTGCTCAACTTTATAAGAATCCATCGTGGGTAATTGTTACACTTGCTGACGATAATTTTGAATACACTGTTGGCACAGACGGCTTATACAGAATGAGTGTAAGATTTGATTTTGATCAGTATAAGTAGGATAGCAAATGAGTAGATTAAGCGCAGCATTACAAGCCGCAGTAGAGAAACAAGTCATACAGTGTTATGAAAGTGTATACTTGGACATTGACGGTGGCATTTATATCACAAACGCACCGATGAATATTACTATTGACGGTAACGAATATATTAGCCTAGGACAATTTTTAGGTTTTAGTAGTATTGAAGAGCAACGTCTGTTTACCACAAGTGAAATAACAGTTACACTTGCTGGCATTCCTGCTTTTGAGACAGGTGACAGTTTTGTTAGTCAAATACTACAGTTTGATTATGTGGACAAGGACATATGGATTTACCGTAGTTTCTTCGACCACGACACATATATCGATAGTTTCCTAATGTTTAAAGGTCGTATTGATAGCCCGGTAATCGAAGACGATCCAGGCGAAACAACTACTGTAGCAACCACTTGCTCAAGTCACTGGGTTGATTATGAGCGCACAAATGGCGTGATAACTAATGATAATAGACAACAAGCCTTATACAGTGGTGACTTAGGTTTCGAATACGCTAACCAAGTCATTAAAGATATACAATGGAAAGAATAACCCCTGGAGAAAACAAATGAAATTACAAGACAAATTTAAATTAGGAAATTACATTTCCAGCAAAACAGATGAGCCGTTTATTTGGAGTCATAATGATTGTAATACATTCTTTATCGAATTCCATGACATGATGTATGGCACTGACGATTTGAAAAGAATCAAAGATAAGTATCACGATCGCAGAGCAGCAATTAAGTTTCAAAAGACAATGGTATCACCGGCACAATGGCTACATTTAAAAGGATATGAAAAAATATCTGCTCCATATAACTGGCAAGATGGTGATGTTGCCGTAAATCAACACAAATACTATGCTAGTGGTTTTATCTACTTTGACGGTGCGTTTTGGACAGTCGTCGAAGGTAAAACATTAACAGGTTACGCACCTGAAGCAATGGAGCCACATATTACTAATGGTTGGCGCAAGATTGGTGCTCAAATTGACACTAACAAGTCTAATAAAAAAGCAGTTAAAGAAGAAGTTGACATAGCCATTGAAGAGTCAGTGGAATTTATTATAGAAGATCAGGAAGACTAAAAATGGGTAAGGCACTTAAAACCATTGCGATGATCGCAGTCGCGGTCTTTGCCCCATATGCCGCAGCCGCATTGGGCTTGAGTGGTTTTGCCGCAACCGCATTTAGTTTTGTGCTACAGGCTGCTGTTGGCGCGATCCTAGGACCAGACAAGCCAGGGGGAGGCGGTGGCGGTGTCCAAGACAGTGGAATGTTGGTTAACAAAACTAGCAACACCGCCGCCATACCAGTTGTATATGGACAAAGACGACTGGGTGGCACTCGTGTCTATGTGGAAACTACTAACAACGCTAACCCTGCCAGCGTTAGCGGAGGTGATGACTATCTACATATTGTGTTAGCAGTAGCACAGGGTGGCAACAGAGGCGCAAACGATGACGGCATCAAAGATATTACAGCAGTCCAATTTAACAATAAAGAAGTATGGAGTGGTAGTGCGGCAGGTAACACTGGTAGTCTCGATGGAGATTATAGCGGTAAACTTACATTAAGAATGTGGTTGGGTAATAATAGCCAAGACGGCACAAGTCCAGATTACACTATTGGTAGTTTCAACAGAAGTGAAGACTGGACATCAAGTCATAAAATGAATGGTGTTGCTTACATCTACGCTATCTTAAAATATGACAGAGATTTATATCCTGGTGCTCCTACTATTACAGTAAATGTCAAGGGTAAAAAGATCCAAGCAGTTAACGCACTGGGCACCTGGAGTAGTGATGACGCTGAATTAAGTAACCCAGCAAACATTATATATGATTATCTCACAAATAGTCGTTATGGTAAAGGTATTGCGGCTGCTGACATTGATATTACAAGTTTCCAAACTACTCGCACCTGGGCAACTAGTGCTGGTGTAGCGTTTAATGGCGCACTAAGCACAGCAGAAACAATTTACAATAACACACAAAGATTATTAAGTTGTGGTAACATTAACCTAGTTTACACCAATGGCAAATACAGCGTCCAACCAGTTAAACAGGAATCATTTACGGGTGCGTTTAATTTTAATACAGACAACATTATTGGTAAATGGACAATCAGTCTGGGCAACAAGAAAACACGCTTCAACCAGTTAAAGGTTAACTTCTTTAATCCAAATTTGGATTGGCAAGGCGATAGTGTGTTAATTGAAAATGCTACATACTTGAGCGAGGATAGCGGTATTGTAAATGAAAAGAGTTTTGACTTACCGCTTATTAGTGATAAAACACTAGCAACAAAGATTGGCACATATTATCTAAATATCAGCCGTTATCAGACTGTTGTTAGTTTTAAAGCAACGCACGAAGCACTTAAATTACAAGTAGGTGATCCAGTTACAATTACACATGATGTCCCGAATTGGACAAATGAAAGATTCCGTGTTAATAGTATTACACTACAACCAGACAGCACTGTTGACGTCGTCCTCGAAGGCTATGCTCCAGACAGTGTGTATTTAGAAAATAATTAAGGAGAATTGAATGTCAACTATTAGACTAGGCGCAGACGGCTCAATTAGTAGCAGTAGCCAAGGTGACGTAGCATCACTAAACACATCTATCAGCAATCTTGTTATTAATGATCTTGCCGATGTAGACACCACAGGTGTTACAACAAACAGTATTCTAAAATATAATGGTGCTAACTGGGTTATAGCCACCGATACAGATACAGGTATTACAGCAGTAGTTGAGGATACAAATCCACAACTGGGTGGTGACTTGGATGTTAATACTAACAGTATTATTTCAACAAGCAATGGCGATATTACACTAACACCTGATGGCACAGGTAATGTTGTATTAGGTAATTTAGTATTTGACGTAGATCAAACAGTAGGATCAGGACAAGACAACTATGTTTTAACTTATGATAACGCAACAGGGCTTATAAGTTTAGAAGCAAGTGCCGCTGGAATTACTGATATTGTAAACGACACAACACCTCAACTGGGTGGTGATTTAGACGCACAGACATTTGACATCAACAATGTAACTGACTTAGAAGTAGAAAATAGAATTTACGTTAGAGACGGCAGTAGTGGTGCTGACAAATACTTTGAAGCACAGGACGCTGTTGCTGGCACTAATATTGACAAAATATTTACTAATACAAACTTTGCGGCGGCTGGATTTGAGAGTGATGGTGACATTGTTATAACAAATCTTGGTGGTGGTGATCTTGTGTTTGAGACATCAACCCCAGCATCTAATCCTCCAATTTATGGTGATACAACTACACTAACAGCCGCAGGCGGCGGCGATTATACACTTACGCTACCAGGTCAAACTGGCACACTAATGACAGATTTAGTTGATGATACAACTCCACAACTGGGTGGTGACCTAGACTTAAACACTAACAGCATTACTGGCACAGGTAGTATTGACATATCAACAGCAACAGGCTCAACAGACATTGGCGCTGTAATAGCAACAAACACACAGGGCTTGAGTGGTAATGCTCAGAATGCTGTAAGAAACCTAGTGCTAAACAAAATTACTAACAACACAACCCGTCGTGTAACACTTGCTTTTAAACATGAAACAACAGGTGGCACAGAAAACTGGTTGATTACTAACACAGCCAGAGACAATGGCACATATAAAGAGTTTGATATTAACGCAACAGATGACACTGGCGCAACTGTCACACAGTTAGCAAGTTTTAGAATGAGGCCCAGTGATAATAACATCTACAACTACATAAATGGTATAACAGAATTCCTAAATCCAGATGCTAGTTTTTATCAAAAGAATGTAATTATGAATGCTGTGCTTAATGGTGAAACAGCACACGCATTCTTCCAGAGCAGTCTAGATAATGGCGCCAGCACAGTGCCAGATGGTGTTGAAGGCAAATGGGAATTTGGTGTGCGTAGTGACAGTGAATCATATCTAATGGTTGGTAGAATCACATATGAATATGACACCACAGAAATTGACAATAGTATAGCACTGGATGTGCGTAGTCATGATGACACTACAAGATTAAATGAATTAAAGTTAACTGGAAAAGAGACTAGATCAGACAAACCCGTTGTGTTACCCAGTTACACAGTAAGCACACTACCCACAAATGTTAGCGCAGGTGCTACAGCGTATGTCACAGACGAAAGCACAGTAACCAGTGGTAAATGTCTAGTATTCTATGACGGCACTAACTGGAAGTTAAGCCACGATCCCGATACAACAGCAAGTTAAGGTATAACAATGAGAAAGATAGTTTATAGACCCCCGAGCACAGCCGTGACTCTGACATATTTAAAAAACTTTTTAAATGCTAATTATCAGGGCAGAAATAGCCATCAAGCCTATAGATGGTTTTTTGCCACTAAAACAACAAAAGATTTACCAGTGGGTCGGGGCGGTGCTTTTATCGTGATGCCATTTGTATTAAGGGAATGTCACAAAGGCTGGTATCTAGTAGCAACAACTGCTACACACTCAGAATTAAAGGCTTGGAAACACTTTAGTGATTGTGTAAGTATAAGTGTAAACAAAGATTTTGCTGGTATCCGTGTCAGTGGTATTGAGCGTAAACTGGGACGTGATCCACGCAAGTGGCTTGAAGTAATGAGCAGTAAAAATCCGGAAGATTGGATTTACCAGCACGGAAGTGGTATAGGTAGGACTAACAAACCCGGTGCTGGTAGACCTAAAAAAAGTGTTGACAAATCAACAGTTTAGTGTATTATAAGAGTATAAATAGTTTAGTAACGCTGGTAACGTTATCCACTTTTCAAATGACGATCACGCCGCAAGGCAGTGAGCCACTGGGTGTATAGACAGCCCATATTCGGTAATTTACCTGAAACAAGGCCAGCCGAATATGGGACTCCTTAAAAAACACAGTCTTATGGACTCCATTGCTATACACGCTACCACTTTTACTAAATAATATTGAAGGGATTGTTACAAACTTCGCATCTCTATTCTCCGTTAAGTTTAGAGACTCTAATATAATCCAATATATTTTTTTCATGGCCGTAACAATCCCTTCACTTTAACCAAAACGTCTTGCTTTTTTGCTTGACAAGATAAATAAAAGTGTTATTATAGTAACACTAAAACTTTTTAAAAATAGGAGAAATACAATGGAAGTTTTTATTCTAGACATCAAAAAATCATCATCTCGCCATCACAGTGGCTTAATCTATGAAATCGAATTCATGGACTTTAACGGTAATGAATACAATACATATGTTGATCCGACGATGCGAAATTACACTAACTGGCAGTATATTGTTAAACGTAGTTTAGCAGGACATGGTTTTATTCTTAAAGATGTTAAACTAATGCCCAAGGACAAAACTCAAATACATGGTGATTCAATGCCAACAATTTTGACAGAAGTTGATGACAGGGATCAAATGTTAATCACTATCAATAGCCATATTAGGTATGACGCTAGAAGCGCAATTTTACATGACCTATTTGATTTTGGAGACAAATAATGACACAAAGAGAAGCCGTAATGAAGGCACTATACGAATATGACAAATACATTGAAGCAAACATTCCAGACGATCTAAAAGAGCGACTTGACTGGATCACAGTGGACAGTTTAGGTGTTAAAGTAGAGATCGCTGATGAGTTAGAGAAATGTTAGTGTTGACATATTTTATATTCAGTATTATAATACTGATATTAGGCATTTTAATAGGCACTTACATAGGCTAATACAGGCAAATAGACAATGGCAAAATTTACTGGCAAAGATCGGGCATATAAAATAGCACAGGCAGGAATTCAACAATCAATTCCTGCTGTTATAAAATATGCTAACAAGGCAAAAAAAGAAACAAAACATGGCAAACAATTAGAAGCAAGGGCAAAAGCATTGGCACTAAAATATTATGGCACTGACAATCTAGGCAAATTAAAACAATACCAATTTGATAAACTAATGAATTGGGTATTCAAATCATCACATAAGGTTAGCGGGCCAGATAGTAATACCGCTGTGGAAAAAGCATCCGACGAGGAGCACACAAAAACGATGGTAGCACCTGTGGTAATAACAGATGTTAACCAGCGTAGCACTAATGATGAGGTGCCCTGGGACTAACCACCCAGGAATAAAGAAAGTGACCAGGCTCTATTGACACTAATAACCTGGAAGGAGTGTATGTTTTATACAGTAGGCATACACACCCTGCGTCCAAGTGTAGTCGTAAAAGGTGATAGCAAAACCTACCTAATCCCGTAAGGGTTGACTAATCTGTATTGACTGAGATGAGTGGTAATATTTCAGGTTACACTAAGCCAAATCAGGCTTAGTGTGACTAAAATTTCGTGGTAATATATAATCACTTCGATGTCTTAACAGACATCAAATAAATCATATGTTTTATATCTAATCGATTCGAAGTAAACTAAACACAACTGAAGATGTTAGAGCGATAGCGATAACAGATGAAGTTGATGTTTCCTCTAAACGAAGTTTGGAGGTTTAAGATGAAATAAATAAAACAAAAGGAGTAATCAGATGGTTATAGTTATAGGTAATCACCCAGATAGTTTAAATTGGCATCCACTTGACAATCACATATTGATTGGATGTAATAGGGCATATGAAAACTGGGATTTAGATCATTGTGTGATATTTGACAGAAAAGCACTACATTACATCAACAAACACAACACAACTAAAACAGATATCCCTTTCTGGACTAAGGACAGATATCTACAAAACAGACGAGCAGAGGAATTAAGGGATTACTGGCAAACATTACCCTGTGAATGGGGCAATGCCGGTGCCACTGCTATAGGACTAGCACATCACTTACACCCCGGTGAAGACATATATTGCGTTGGTTTTAATGGAATACTCAATCCTGAAGACGATACAGGTAATAATGTATATGACTATCCATTCCGTAAAAACAACAACGTCAGTAGAGCAAGCACACGAGGCAGTCACAGACAGGGCATTGAGCAAGCACTGGACAGCGTAAACACAGCCGTATTCTTTGTCACAGATAGAGTGGATACTGGACTTAACACAGTGACAAACAGTGAGTTTAAATACTCGATAAATACTACAACTAAAGGAGATTAACCAATGGCACACAGCGATAAACGCTTTCGCAAATGGTGGAAGTATGTTTCAACACACAAACAAGCGGAAAAACGAGAGGTTATCCTCAAATGGTTACGCTTTGCCTGTAAGACAGTGGCAACCAGAGGAGACATAGATCAACAAAGAATTGTATACACTATTAATACACGAGCAAAAAACAGTTTATATCCACTAGCACGTTATCAGGCTAGACGAGTATTTGATATTGTAAATAAAAAACAGATTAAGTTTAAACAGGAATTAAACGAATTAAAGCGACTAGAGCGCAAATTACAACCACTAACACACGACAAACCCGGTGTAGAAGTAGTAATCAAAAGACGCACTACACGCAAAACCATAGCAAGTGGAGGTGGTAATGTCACACGCAACTGAAGGATTCTGGGATAAACAGGAAAATTTCCAGTTTTACAATCCACAAAACGCAACTATAGTGATAACTGTTATTACTAAATTTAGAGATGCGCTTAAAACACTAGCAGATCAATATCCAAGTTTTGACGACATGATGGAGCATACTGGTATTGGAGACGCACTACTTGATCAGGCAAACTTTATGTATTGTTATGACATGTTACAGAGCATTGACACTGGCATCGATCGTAAACAGTATGATGCCTATGTCACACTAATGGAATTGTTTAGACATTTGAGTTATGAATTTGGTGTTATATGGGATAGCAGAGCAATCCTAATTGATCCGGGTGAGCCAATTGATTGGCTGGTAAAAAACAGTCTAGTTTTAGTCCAATTAGACAAAAACGGGGAGTGAGACGGACTCAACTCCCCGGAGCAACCCCAAATGTATAACCCCCCGGATACACTTGGATGCTCAACTATATTTAACTAAATACAGGGTAAACGACAATGAAAGAAAGTAACGAATACAATCAAATGATTACAATTAAACATATCCGCCATTGTGTGGTATTGTTAAACGCATTAATGAGTTTAGCATTTATTCACTATGCTGGATATCTGTTGTATAAAGTTTATACAGCAATATTTTAAACAGCCTACCCAAGGCGTGAGAGGGGAAGACAATGTCAGAAGAGACAGTAAAAAAGAAGAATCGAGGCGGACGCCCAAAAATTGAATTAGACAAAGATCAGATACGCAAACTGGCTGAGTTACATTGCTCACTAAAAGAAGTTGCGTATGTTATGGGTGTAAGCAGTGATACAATAGAGCGCAACTACAGAGACGTATACGAAGAAGGATTAGCCGGTGGTAAAATCAAATTACGCAGAGCAATGATGCGTAATGCTTGTGAAAAAGACAACGCTACCATTCAGATATGGTTATCAAAACAATTACTGGGCTACAGTGATAATCCAGTTAGTGATGATGATACAACTATTCTTCCCTGGGACGACAAGTAGTGTTTTGCGCTAATAAATAACAAAAAGAGTGCCAATGGGGGAAAACGATGGCTGATAAAAAATTAGAAGAGCGTGTTGAAGAAAACACTATGATGCTTAAAGTCATCGAAAGAGACATTGACACAATAAAAAACAATCACCTTTTTCACATTGAAAAAGATATGGACGGTATCCGCAAAACAGTGGATAAGATGGACACTAGAATGTGGGCCATCCTTCTCCTTCTTATTACAGCCAGTATAGGCAGTATATTTGGAGATAAAATAATCAGTCTGCTCTGATCAAGCAGATTTACAAAAGAAGAGGAATAACGTTATGCCTATGTCAGGAGGTCAACCAGTTACTACACTTCCAGCAGGTCTGGAATTAAGTGCTGGCAGAATTGACAAAATAGAATTAAAAGGCACCAGTGGCCTTAACCCAGCAGTGGGGACATCACTGGAAACAATCCACTATACAGGTGGTATTAGAAACATTCTAACAGCAGGTGAGATCCTAAAAGTTGTTAGTAGCAGTGCCAATGACACCAACACTGGCAGCGCACATGCCAGAAGAATCCGTATTAAAGGTTTAGATAATGATGGTCTTTATCTTGAAGAAGATGTAAACCTAAATGGCACTACAGTAGTTGAAACTGTAAACGCATTTAAACACATCAATGATTTGCGTGTCCAAAAGGTTGGCACAGGTGGTGACTTTAATGATGGTCTTATCACTGTATATGCCAATGATGGCACAACTAAGTTATATGAAATTGGTGCTGGTGAAAACCAACAACAAACAGCGGCTTGGCACGTTGCTAGTAATCAATATGGTTACTTAACCAGTTTTGTTTGTAGTGCTACAGGTAATGCTCAAGTTAGTATTTGGGGTTGCCCAGTCCCAGGTAGCACACCATTCTTCCAGAAACTAACAGTTATTGTTGGTGCTGGTGGTCCAACACCTTATCAATTGCCAAATCCATTCCAGTTACAACGAGGCGGGATTATTGAATTCCGTGCTAAAAGTTTAACTGGTGGTGAAGTAGCAGTTGGTGCTGATTTCCAAGTATTGTTGGAGACAGACTAATGGCATACGGTAAGAAAGGTTATGGCAAACCTAAACCAAAACCAAAGCCAAAGAAGAAATAATGCCAGTGGTTACAAAAACCATTGTCTAAGGGACGGGGTAAGACGGGCAGTGTGCTGTAAAGCCAGCCCGCACCCAAACCTATTATAGGAGAATTATAAATGAGTTATTCAGCAGGGCAACATGTCAATAATATCCACGGTGGTATTGCTATTGCTAAAGGACTAATTGGTGACCTTAGTGGTATACAAAAATTTGGATATGCGGCCAGTGTAGGCACCACATTCACAACAATATGGGAAGGTGTAACACCCTATCCATATATAACAACAGCAGGTGTCCTAACACTAACATCATCAAATAGTGCGGCTGACAATGGCACAACAGTAGCAGTATCAGGTTTAGATCAAAATTGGGACTTAGTAACAGAGACAGTAACAGTTGGTGGAGCAGCAAGCACAACCACATTCTTGCGTGTGTTTCGTATGGCAACCATCACTTGTAATACTGGCGCTGTTAATGTTGGTGATATATCAGCAACAGTTGGTGGCACAGTTAGAGCATATATTTTAGCAGATCAAGGTCAAAGTTTAATGGCAGTATACACAGTGCCTAGAAACTATCGTGCTTTCATACTGAGCATGTATGCCAGTCCAAGCAAGCAAAAAGAAATGACCTGTAGATTGATTACCAGACCATTTGACAATGGTGGTAGTTTCAATGTTAAAGTATATGGCACCGCGTGGGGCGCACAGTTTGTTAGACACTATGAAGTTGTGGAAATGTTACAATCCAAAACAGATATCGAAGTCCAGTGTAAAGTTGATGCCACATCAGGTGTTAGTGCTGGCTTTGAATTGTTATTGGAAAAATATTAAACAATGACAAGTAAAATCCCCCTATATCGTGAATACCACAAACAGGATGTATATCCAGGTAACAGTTACAGACGCAATCACAGAGATGTTGTCCAGTTAGTCAGCAACTATGGCGTGACCAGTATGTTGGATTATGGTTGTGGTAAAGCCACACAGTGGCACGATAAACAATACTGGCAAAGTTGGGGATT